TCTTTGCGTGTGGAGTTTTGATGATTTGTTTAATTACACTTTCAGATAATGTTGATGATGGAGTTAAGAATGCGCCTTGAACACTTGGATTACTCACATAATCAAATGCAACTAAATCATAATCATCTTGAACTTCAAGTACATTTTCTCCCAAATCTTTAACGCTTCCTAATCCTCTTGACGAAATTCCTAATTTAATATCACATTTCATCAATTCTTTTAAAATATTTCCAGATGGGGTTGTTAAAACTTCAACAGTTCCAACTAAATCATTTCCATCCCAGTGAGCTTCTTTGATAACATGTGATACATTTTTAAGATTTACTATGGATGAATTTCCAGACCAAAAACATTGTTCATTTTCTTTACAATAAAATGTTTGATTTGGAACTTGAACACAATAAACTCTATCATCGAAATCTTCTATAGTTATATCTAAAAATCTAAAATCAATATGAACATATCTTGATTTATTAAATTTCAATGTATATAATGGTGATTTATTTTCTTTTTTAATTAGCCTTCCTGCAAATTTATAATCTTCTTTACAAATTGTTTCAATTATATTTCCATTCCCACCAATTTTTAATTGAATTTCTTGAAAATCTTCCATTAATTTCTTTGAAACTGAGAATATACTTTTGGAATCATACCCTTGATGATAAACATGCCTTCCATCTCCAATATGGAACCATTCTAATAAAGATTCAAGTAATGAAGCAGATTGATTTTTTAATTCAATAGGAACATATTTTTCATAACAACTTCCCAATGGAGTTAAATAATTGGATAATCTAGCATCGGTAACATAAAATATAAATTTACCATTTTTATTTTCCTCTTTCCATTTAATTTCTTCTGGAAATTTGGATAATAATTCTCTAATTAATTTTACTTTTTCAGGATGTTTTTGGGTAATAATAATTGTATTTGAACCATTGGTTAAATTTGAAGAATGCCTTCTTGTCTTTGATGTATGACCTTCTGCTAAAAAGATTCCCATAAATGACATCCAAATATCCATTGGAATTTCAACATCTTTTGAATATTTTTCCTTTAAAGAATTTGATATTCTTTTATTTACCATTGAAAAATCAGAAATTCCCTTTAACAGAAACTTTTCATTAGATTCCATTTCCCAAAATAAGTTAGATTTTGGAATTGCTAAATGTGAACATTGTAATGTATTTTTTAATGTATATAATTCTTCAGCAGTTTTAAAAATTAATTTTCCATGTCGATCTTCGACTACAAATCTATGATTTGGAGTAACACAAACATCTATATTTTTACCTTTAAAATGATACATCTTTCCTTTATATGATTGATCAATTTTTTTGGTAATAATTTGATATTCTGGTTTATTTGTTTGTAAATTTAAAGTTAAAACTTCTTCAGTTTCAGAAATATCTTTAATAAATTTCCATCCATCTTTTGTTAAGATTTTAGCAGTTTCCCGTAGGCATTCCGGATGATCTAGCTCACCCATTGCTCTATTTTGTTGAATGAAAATCTCATTATATTTCTGAGCTTCTCTTTCCAAAATATGTTTTGGATAAATTCTTCCATTTTGATTTTTTACATTGGCTCTTTGCAAGATACCTTTTGTAATAACAGGTTTGTTGTGTTTAATTGATTCATTCAATAAATCTTTATCAAATTCAAATGTAATACAATCTATAAGGAGTTGTTTCATGTTTATACTCTTGGTTGTTGTTCAGATGGTCTTTGTTCTGGTTGTTCTGGTTGAACCGATTGTCGTGGTTGAGGTTGAGGGTTTTGTTTAGGAGCAACTTCTGGTTTTCTTTCAACAGTAGGAGCTTCTGGTTTTACAATTTTAATCGTAGAATTTTCAGATGGGTCAACATAGAATGAAGCAGGTTTTGCATCAGAACGTTCGTTTGAAAGTCTTCCTGTAATAACAACAGTATATTTGTTTTGATATAGAGTAACATCAACATCAGTTACAATAACTGTATAGTGGAGATTTGCTTGTCCATATCCTTTTGAACCTTTTAATTCAATTGTTTTTCCATTAAGTTTTTCTTTTAATGAAGCTTTATAAGCACCTAATAAACTGTCAGTTTGTCTCTTAAAGTCATTAAACCCTCCTGATAATTCATTCAATTTCATCGAAGATGACGATGGAATTCTTGATTGAATTGTATTAATTGGAAGTAAATTTATTAATTTCATGTTGCCTATCATATTATTTTCCCCATTTTTCAATATTAAATGTGTCTGTTCCTGTTGGTTTTTTAGAAGTTGTGCTTCCTGGAGATGCTTTTTTAGCAATTTTTTCCATTCTTTTAGATCCCTTTGCTGAAAAGGCAAATGGAGTTCTAATTGGACCTGATCCTCCACCAATAGCACCTGAACCAGTCACTTCTTTAAGTTTGTGTTCATCTATTACTTCTTTGACTATTTTTTTAATTATTTCTTTAAATCTTTTTATTTTTGGATTCATACATTATCAAGTTCCTTAATTAATTCATAGGAATACATCATAGATAATATCTGATTGTCTTTGACAATTTTTCCAATAGAAATTTTTTCTAATTGATTAAAAACTTCTGTTAATTTTATTTTTAGAACAGAATCTTTGGTTTTATCAATGTGTGATTTTAATTGACTCTTAATAGAAGGTAATTCTTTATCAACATAGTTTCTAAGAGAGTTAGTATTGCTAACATTGTTAATATATTCTTTTAATAATAATCTTTGTTTTTCATCCAATGCTTGACTATATTTGGTATTAAAGCTATCAATTAATAATTTATATGAAAACATCCTTATATCTTTATCTTGTTCTAAGTAATAGTCAATTTCACCATTTAATTTTTCTGGGTTTTTAGAATCTAATACTTTTCCTGTAATAACTTCCATTAAATGATTTTTAGATTGAAAAAGTTCTTTTGCATCAATATCATAATTTTCATTGATATGATCTTCTAAAATTTTATATATAGATGCCAATGTTTTATAATTTGGCAAACTGGTTCTAAAGAAATCATTAATATTATAATTTTCTTTAATTTCTTTTACTAAATTAAATTTTTCAGTTGCTAATGATGTATTTGAAATCTTTTTTCTGGATTTTAATACGGCTTCAAATAATAAATTTGCCTTTTCAGAGTTCTTAACCTTTTCGTTTAAAAAGATTTGATATAATTTCAATTCTTTTCCTAAAGGTTTAGATTCATAAAAATATTTCTGTAGAAGTTTATTGGCTATACTACTGTTTTTATTATTTAAAATATCGGCAGTAATTTGTCTAACCAATAGTTCAAACAAGATTCCTGTATTTTTATATTTAGAATGACATGATTTCTTTGACATAATTTGACACTTTATATATTATATAAATATTTACTACCTTACGAATAATTACATTTCATCCAAAATATTCTTCTCATCTAACAATGATGAACTATTATTGGATTCATTGATGACAGTTTTTCCATATTTTTTAGAAAGTTTACTTGTCAATGATTCGTAATATGACTTTCTTAACGATGGGTTAACTGCATTACTCTTAGGGTTAATTTTTTGTTTAATTTCTTTTTTACCTAAAACGTCCTCAACTCCGCCCCTTGCCTTTAATCTTTTTCGTTTTTTTTCGGCATCCTTCTCTCGTTGGAGTTTTTCTTCTTCTGGGTTAGAGTTTCCGTGGTGGACTTCACTTATAGGTTCTTCTTCTGTTCCTGTGGTTTCAGAAGGAGTAGATTCTCCTCCTGTTTCAGAAGTCTCTTCTCCGGCTTCATTTCCTTCTCCGCCAATATTTTCAGAATCATCATCCGTTCCTATATCATCACCTTCGTCTCTTGACATAGAGCCGAACCCCCCACCTCCTCCAACAGACTTAGCAGGATCAGAACCATCATTTTCAATTTGATTAAATCTATATGTTTGTTTGGAATCCTGAACAATATCTTCAATCAATCCTTTTTGTTCGGATTCTGTGATATTAAATATATTTTGATATATCCACTTTCTACTGAAAAGTTTATTATCTATCATTTCTCTGGAAACACTTACTTTGTCATTCCACAATGCTATTTTCTCTTGTTCAAATATAGTAGAAGGATTCGTTAAACTTAATTCAAAATCAACTAACGTGGAATCTGTAAATCCTTGAACATATAAGTGAATAATAGCTATTTTAGTTAATTCGCTAATAAGAATGTTTTGAATTCGTAATACTGTTCTAGCAAAACGAATATCTTCCATTGCCAATGTTCCTTTTCCAGAAACAGTTTCATCATACCCCAAGAATGCTTTTGGAATTTTTAATGCAGCCAATAATTTATTCTTTAAATATTCAATATCTTCGGTTCCAGTCCACTCCAATCCTCCTAAAGTATCAATGCTAGTTCCACTATCTCCACCACGAACTGGAAGATAAAAGTCTTCTGTAATATTTTGAAGATTAAATCTTAAATTATAATCTCCGGTTTTGTCATCAATAAATGGAGCTCTTTTATGTTTGGATATAACTCGTTCCATAAATCCATCAACTTCACTTGGAGGAATGTTTCCAATATCAATCTTAAATATTCTTTTTTCAGGTGCTCTCATTATTCTGTGAATAAGTAAAGCATCTTCCATCAATGACATCTGTTTCCAAATTCTTCTTGCATTTTCCAACATGGATTTTCCATACGGTAAGAAATTAGAATCACTTAACAATCTAAAATGTGCCATTTCAAAGTTTTCATACTCTCCGCCACCGCTAACGCCGTCATGTTTAAATTTTACGTAATTGGGATTATCAGGATCACTATGTTCTATTCTTGTAATTTCATATGCACTAACAGGTTGAACTCCATAGATTCCATATTCAGGAGATATATCTAATTTAAGAAAAAAATCTCCATATTTACACATGTTTCTTGTCCAAGACCAAAGATTAAATTCAATATTTAAAATGTCATAAAATAAGTTATGTAAAATTTTCTTAATATTATTATTTTTACTATTGATGGTTATAATCCATCCAAGTTCTGAACGAGTGGTTGCTTCGTCTGCATAAATATCAAGAGCAGATGATAAAATAGCATCCATATCCATAGTGTTATGCACGAAACACGAATCTGTGGCAAAATTTTGAAACTCTTCTACAGTAACGTCATATACATCAATATCACCAATACATTCTATTGAAATTATTTTAAAATTGTTATTTTTATAACCACATTCATTCTGATAAAAAGGCATCACAGATTCTCCGACAGTTAAATCTTTGATAATTTTATATTCTCCATTTCTCATTAAAAATGGATGCCCATCACTTCCAATGATATATTTTCCATTATCAAATGTTACTTTATATCCAACTCGTTTTCCTTTTTTCCGTGGATGATATGCGTTTCCCAATTTTATTGAGTCTGTTTTATGATCGTATGAAAATACATAAAATCTTTTCTGAGGATCATTTTTATACTTTTCCGTAAGTTCTTTTATTGTAGGATAAGAACCATCGGGCAAAGGAATGATAGTATCGGGGCCAACACAGTCATAATCACGAAAAAGTTCCAATCTAGCAGATTGGTAACTCATAATCATATCACGTTGATATAGATTTGTTGTTGAACGAAGTCTATTAAATCTATCTCTTAAAGAATTTCTATCTGTTGCAGTCTGAATATGGTCGGTATCAACAATTTTTATTTTTGTTCCGCCGACATTTCTTACAATAACATCTGTAGAAAATAATTTTTTTAGTTTTGAAAAAACAGAAGATGGTTGTTCGGGTTCTTGTCTGTCGTTTTTCAAAAAGTGAGTAGTATCCATATCAGTATAAATATAAGTATGCCATTAAGAAAAAATTTATAAATATATATTTTAACATAAACATGTTGTAAACATTATAACAACCATCTTAAATCTTCTCCAGATGAAAAAATACCACCATTTGTTTTCATCCTCCATTGCTCTTCTCCAGCTTTTCTATACATTTGAGAAGATTCTGATTCTCCTGTTGTTTTTATAATACTGATATTATCTAATAATTTACGTTGGTATTGAATATTCTCTTCAATTAATTTTAAAGCAGTATCGCGTATCCATAATGCCAATGCCATAGAAAATACAACGTCATCGTTATATCCATCAGCAGCTTGTGCTTTTCCATTTTTCCATATAAAAACAAATAATTCTTCAATTAAACGATATGAATAAATGGTTACTTCCTTTTGTCTAAAATATGATTCTAATTTAGACATAATAAGAGGTCTGGTTTTTTGAGAAGTTGTAAAACCAGGAGTCATTTTTCTATCTAATCTATTTAATTTATTATTAACTTGTCTTTCTATATCAATATATTGCATGTCATTACTCATGTAATATAAATTTTCATATCCAATATCAATGACTTCTTGACATACATCATAACCTATATTTGAATTTTCTATGACAAGTAATGCTTTATTCCATTCACTAGCTACAGATACAAGAAATTTTCCAAAATCTCTTGGAGGTAATTTTCCTTTATATTCTGCAACTTGAACTACTTTTTCAACTTCTAATATTTGAAATGTACTATAGTCATTTCCGTCTCCTCTAGCAACGTCTGCGGTTATGATATAATTTTTAGAATAATCTGGGTATTCCCATAACCAATAATTTTTATCAAAACCA